CCATATACAACAGGTATTTGTGCATTATTAGATTCTTTGTTTAATAAAACACCTTGTGCATTTTCACTATCAGGTGTGTCAAATTCTGGTACTTCAGGAATAGGTATAAGCCAACTAATAAAGCTATTAACAACATTTACAATTGCATCAACTATACCACCCATTAGCTATGAAACTCCCTTTTATATTTTTGACCTAATCTATAAATTTTTCCATCAGTTCTAAGCCATTTAACACAATTACCTATTGCTGTTCTTTCTTTAAAATAATTGTAAAGTTTTTTAGTCAATTCTCTTGTTTTTCTAATTGATACAACTTCTATTAACCAAGCATTTCTGCCAGACTTCCATTCTGTTTGTTTTATCTTGCCTGTTTCTTTAAATCTTTTTTCTACTAAATCATGTAAGTATGCCCAGTTAGCAAATCCAACTAATTCATCACCATCATTTATTCTCATACATTGTTTTAATTTCATAGATGGCATTAGATATAATCTTAATTCATCATCTCTCATTGAATCATATCTCTTAAAGTTTCTAAATAGTTCTACAACTTCTTGCATTAATCTCTACCCCATCTAAGTTCTGCTATTGCTTGTGAAGCATAATCAAATCCTACATCTGCATCAAAGTATATTTGTTGTGAGTTCGTATTTGTCTTACGACCTTGTACTCTTTCAAAGTCTGACCAATGAGAAGTTGCTGTAATGGTTACTGTTGAATTATTTATTTCTTCATCAACACTAAAAGATTCAATCTTACCTTTAAATAAAGTTACAGGATCAGCAATTAAACTCTGACTATCATTTAAAAAACCTTTATAAACTTCTACATCTTTACTCATGTAATTATTGTTTAAGAATAATGATATAACTGTTTGGTCTGCACCAGAAAATCTTAATTGAATATTTGTAATTTCTACTTCAGAACTTTCACTTACTGCTGAAGCATTTAAAAATAAAGATGAAGCTGTGTAAGTATTAGAATCGTAACTAATATCTTTATAATGATCTGTATATCTGCTTCCAGTTGATACTCCTAAATAAACTAATGTAACAGGATTTAAGCTGTCTGTAGCTAGTTCTGTATTAACTGCACTTGTTAAACCTCTAGCCATTATAAACTCTCTATTACATCTAACTCGTATTGATATAGATTTGTTGTACCGATACTAAACTCTTGTATGTCATTTCTAAGTCTTACAGTAAATGGAATATCATCATAAGTTATATCTGTGCTTGATACTGCTGTTCTTAATGGCGGTTCAATAGTAAGTGTTCCAGTAGATATATCTGATTGGTCATCAACAACCATATAAACTTTATCATGGTTAGCAAACTTAATATAATCTCCAGCTTTTAAAGTTCCTGTTCCTGATCCGCCTAAAGTAATTGATGTATCTCCAGCACTTGCAGTTCCGTTTGGTGTACCTGATGCAGTTCCTAAAGCATCTTTAATTGTTGGTGGCACAACAGTAAATGTGTTTAATCTTGATCTTTGTTTCATTAGAAATGCTTTGATTGGTGCAAACTCTGATCTTGTCATTGGTGGATATGCAAGAGTAATAGTAAATCTTTGTCCGTCAATCTGTCTAGCTTGAACTCTGCCAGATGTTGTTACAGATACTAAAGTGTTTTGTTCTGAACTTACATTTGCGTTTCTAGCAACTGGTGATGTAGGTAATTGTCCACTCATATTATACTAATGCCGCTTTTCCTTTTTGGTTTAATGCAGAATTGATTATATTTACAATAACTGCTCTATTATCAATTAATAATTCTTTTACACCTTTAACATCAGTTGCATTGATTGTGAAATTAACATTAGTTCCTAGATTTTGTAGTCTTTCATTAGATATAATTTCACCATCAGTATTAGGTACAAATAATTCTCTACCACGTTCTCCAACTAGATAAGCATTTGTTTGTGTAGTTCTTCCACCAGCAGCCCTTCTCAATACTGAACCACCTTCTGCTCTTTGTCCTCTAACTTGCCCACCTTCTGCCGCACCAAGTAATGCAAGTAATATTCTAAGACCAGCTTGTTTAGCTAATTCAGAAGTTTGTTTTTTCATAACTCCTAATTTTTTTTGTTCCATATCTACTGCTTTCTTAATCTCTATTCCAAATAGTTTTTCTAGTAATACTAAAAACGCTTTTTCTAATACCATTCTAATAACAGCCGCTAATGCTTCTACTAATGCTTGTCTTACAAGATTTCTTAATGCTTCTCCTAAATTCTTACCTAGAATAATTGATTCTGCTAATGCCTTTGATATACCAGCTATACCTTTAAATACTCCTTCAATAGCAAGTTCATATATATTGCTCATTTTCTTTTCCCATTCTGTCATTTGTTTAGAAACAACAGTATTTAATGCTTCCTCAATTTTATCTATTGTTGTTTTTACTTTTGTTAAACCATCATCTAATAAATCCAAACTATCATCTTGCATAAATGTAGTTTTTCTAGGAACTTCTGCGGTAGGTATTTTGCTTAAAGTATCTTTTCCTAATACATCTTCTAATGTACCATAAGAATCATTTAAAGCATTTATTCCATCTGTCCAATTTCTTGTATTTTTATCTGCATCTTTAATAGCTTTTGATACGTCATAAATTCCTTTAACAACTAATGCCACAGCCGCAGCACCTAAGAACAATGGATTGGCTAACATAGCTATATTTAATGATAACATAGCAATCCTTAAATCTTTTAAGAGTAATATAAGTTGTTTAAAAAATGAAAATATTTTAAGACCAATAATACCAATCAAAAGATTTTTAAAGATAGTGAAATTTTCTACTACGAATTTCATTGAATCACCAACAGTTTTTACTGCTTTACTTAAAACTCTACCTACTGATACACCAAATCTTTTTATTTCTTCTTTATTTGTTTTTGCAAATACTTGTAAATCACCTAACTGTCTTTTAAGTTCATCAAAAAAACCTGCTGCTACAGCAACTTGAAATGTAAAAAATGAATCTTTTATGTTTGATACAGTTCCGAATAAAGTTTTAGATAAATCTTCCATAAGATTTCCAAACTCACCGCCTTTTCCAAATGCTTTATTCATCATTTCTATTGTTTTTTTAGCATTAACACTTACACCAGCTTCAAAACCAGCCATACCAGCAACACCTCTTTCTTTAAGTGCTTCTGCTGCTGCGATACCCGCACTAAATGCTTTTTGTACTTGGAAAGCTGCAAATGCAAAATCACCACCCATTTGTGCAGCTACGTTACCTGTAATGGTTAATAATTGTTCAAAATCTACACCAGCTTCTTCTGCTTTTTTTCTTACAACTGCTAATGATGTTACACCTTGTTGGATATTTTTTAATTCAAATGGAGTAGTAGCGGCAAATTTAGTAACTTGTTCTAATGCTTTTTGACCAGCTTTAGCAGAACCGAATAATGTTTTTAATTGAACTGATAAGTTTTCTACTTGAATACCAGCATCTACAAAACCTTTTACAATAACAGCACCACCAATACCAACAAGAGCATTTCTAAGATTAAAAACAGACCTTTTAATTCTGTCTAATCTACCTTGAAACTGACTAAATGCTCGTTTAGTATTATCTACTGCGTCTAAGCGAATTTGAAGGCGTTCTGCTGCCACTTGCTAATTTCTCCTTATCTGCCTTCACTTTAAAATAAGCTAACCAGTAAGTAAATTCTTCTTCTGACATAGCCAATATTTCACCCATACTTTTTTTTAATCGTTCACCCAGAGCAAGTATGGTATATAACTCTTGGTCGTATCTTACTTTTTTTCAGCTTCCTCAAAAGGTATTGTGTTTAACATCTCTGTTGCTACTCTAGCAATAACTTCAGGATCAGCTTTATTTAATAATACCTGTTTATCATCTAATTTGAAAACTTTATTTCCACTTTCATCTCTAGCTTTCAACATTAAAGCATCTACAAGTACACTTAAATCGTCTTGTTTAGCACCTTTAAATAAGTTTCTTTTTTCTGCCATAGAAAATGGTGAACAATATATAACAAGGGGGTTGCCTTCCTCGCCCCATTCAGCGACTTCAATTTTCTTGATACCTTGTTTTTCAAAATGATCTTTTACTCTATCTATTACACTCATGCTTTAGCCTTCCTTACGCAGTTGTTTCTGTTAAGCCGCCTGATCCTTGAAATGATATTTCCATTTCTACCATTCCATCAAACGATGCATTAATTGTTCTTCCTGTTACGATAGCTGTACCTGTGTAATATGTATCACCAGTATCAGCACCTTCAGGATAAACTTCTAAAGTGATTGACGCACCAGCATCTAAATTACCTTGTGCTGTGTCAGTTTCATCAAAGAATACAGAAGCAGTACCAGTAAATGTAGTTAGTCCTACTTTGTATGATCTTGAAGAATCACCCATTGAAGTATCTTCAATAGTTTCAGCAGTACTTTCTAAAGAATATGATCTTAACTCTCCAAGAGTATCAGAACCAATCTTGATAGTACCTTCTGAGCCTGTATGTGTTGCCATAGGTTTCTCCTAAGTTAGTTGTTAAGGTGTTCCAGCAGTATATTGGTAAGTTACTCTTACTACTACTCGGATTCCACCGATTGGGTACAAAGTTCCTTCATCAGTAGATACTTCTACGATTTCAGTTTTCTTTGCATATCCCCCTCTCGTCCTATCGGATTCAAGGGTAGATTCTATTGTGCTTATAAGTTGGTTTCTCTTTGTGTCAATATTGCTATCAGTTCCTTTGACAAAACCAACGAGGATAAAATCAGCTTGTGCTTCTCTCGTAACAGTAGATGATGTCATTGTTTGATCTGATCTTAACTCATTACCAGATTGTATAAATACTGCTGGATATTGTTGTTGAGTTAATTCATCTACATCAAATGGTTCTCGTGTAATCTTTTTTAATTCAATAGGTGATGTTACAGCATCAAGTACTGTAATAATATTAGCTGCTATGTTTTCTCTTGTACTCATTTTAATCTATTCTGTTTAAACAATTCTTTAGCAAAAAAATCAATCAATGTCTTTTGTTCTTTATCACCAATTAAGAAAAATGGTCTTTTCTTTTGGTTTCCAGCAGCTTTTAAATTCTGAAACTTATTAGCAAAGAATAATATAGCTTGTTTAGGATTAGCTTTTTGTGTCATATTAGATAACATTTGACCACTAAAATTTAAGTCAGGGAATCTTACTTGTCTGCCTTTTTCTCGTCTAAATGCTTTGTATTCAGGTTTATATGGTCTAAAACTTATACCATCTGCACTTTTACCTTTTTGTGTACGATTTCTAATTAAGCCTAACAAAAACTCTGCTGTTCTACCTAATGCTATTTTAACTTGATTTGGTTGTTCTTTTAATTGTTGATTGATTTTACGTCTTAATCTACGATCATCAACCTTTGGGGTAATCTTCATCTAATCAATCTTAGTCTATGATAAGGTTCTTTCTCTGAAGCTGTAATTGTACCAGAATTATCATCATCATATTCTACTCCATCTCTAAGCACAGCTTGAAATTCTTTAGCATATTCTGTTTGATAATATTTCTGCATCATTTGGAATCTATCCAAATTATCGTCTGAATTAAATTTAGTTAATAATGGACAACAATAATCTGCAATCATTTTAAATACAGAACATCTTTTCCATTGTGTTGCTGTAAGTTTTGTTTCGTCCATTTCTATTGTTTCTAATACTGAAATATCTTCTTGTATGTTTCTTTGGTAAACTGGAAACCACTCTATTCTTAATTGTCTTTCAATCTCTGCTTTGGCAAGAGCATGGTAATCTGTAGGTGATGAAAAGCTTGATACGCCAAAATCTAATATATCTGGCTGATAAATTTGTAAATCTGCGTCTGTAGAAAAGTTGCTCATAAATTCCTTTTATCTATCTGGGGGTATATTTCAACCCCCAGAATTATTACACTAATTACAGTGC